GTGTGGACGACGACAGCGGTTACGGTGGCGGCGGAGACGACGGCGACGGCGGCGGCGACGGCGGCGACGGCGACTTGATCTAAGCGACCCTTAGGGGGCTGGGCAACTGGCCCCCTTCCTCTCCTGACCAAGAGGTTATCATGCCCAAAGATATTATGAACCTTGACTTCGAGACCTTCTCGGAGGCCGATCTGACCCAAGTCGGGTCCCACAACTATGCCCTGCATCCGTCGACAGAAATCCTGATGTGCGCTTACCGGATCAACATGGGTCCGAAGAAGCAATGGGTGCCTGCCGAGGGGGACCCCTGCCCGCCAGAACTTGCCGAGGCCATGACCGATCCCGAGGTAGAGAAGTGGGCGTGGAACGCGGCCTTCGAGATGGTCATCACGAAGAACGTCTGGGGCAAGAACGTCGATGTCCGCCAGTGGCGCGACACGATGGTCCTCGGCCACTACACCGGGTTCCCGGGACAGCTTGAAAAGGCGGGCCCGGCGCTCGGACTGCCGGAAGAGATGTGTAAGAACCCGAGCGGCAAGCGCCTGATGCGTAAGTTTTCGATGATGAAGAAGAGCCTGAAGAAAGCAAACAAGGGTGAACTGGAACGGACCCTCTGGTGGGAAGCCATCGGAGACTGGCACGGCTATCTCGAATACAATATGGACGACGTCGAAGCTGAGTCCCAGATCAGGGAAATCTTGATTAAGCACGACCTGCCGTCGTGGGAGTGGGAGAACTGGTTCCTCGACCAAGAGATCAATCAGGCAGGGCTGCCGATCAACATGAGGATGGTCCGCAATGCGGTCCGCATCTACGACGAAGCCTATGCCAAGGGGTTGCTGGAGATGCGGGAGGTTACGGGCCTCTCGAACCCCAACGCGCCAGCCCAGCTACTGCCGTGGCTCCAACAGCAGGGCTACATGTTCGAGGATACCAAGAAGGGCCACATCAAGCAGGCGTGGACCTACTTTGAGGAACAGCCGGACCATTGGGACAAGGACCAATGGGACGAATACAGGTCCAACGACGGCTTAAAAGATGCACTGTCTTTGCGGCTCGAATTAGGCCGCTCGTCGATCAAGAAGTTCCACGCCTTGGAGACAGCCGTCAGCCCAGATGGGAACCTGCGGAATGTGCTGCAATTTATGGGGGCCAGCCGCACCGGACGTTGGGCTGGGCGGACCTATCAGCCACAGAACCTACCACGGCCAGAGAAGCGGTTCGAGAAAGAGATCGAGATACATGCGGCCAACGTCGCCCGGCTCGACTTCGAGGGGATCGAACTGATCTATGACAACACGTTTGATCTGCTGGCGTCCTGCATCCGGCCTGCCGCGCAGGCTCCGGAGGGATACCTGTTCGTGGACGCCGACCTGAACGCCATCGAGAACCGAGTCCTCGGCTGGCTGGCGAACTGCCCGAAAATCCTTAGAGTTTTTGAACTTGGGCGCGACCCATACATCGACTTCGCCACATACCTGTTTGAAGAGAACTACGACGACCTCTGGGACGAATATAAGCGGGGGAACAGTGCCAAGCGAACCATCGCCAAGCCCGGGGTTCTCGGGTGTGGCTATATGCTCGGACCGGGGAAGCAATACGAGAATAGTCAATCGGGTGAGATCGAGGCGACCGGGCTGTTAGGTTACGCATGGAACATGGGTGTCCAATTTACTCCTGCACAAAGCGAATTGTCTGTGAAGACTTTCCGCCGAGAGTTCAAGGAGGTCAAGGATTATTGGTATGCAATCGAACGGGCCGCAGTGACCTGCGTCCGCGAACGTCGCACGACCTCCTGCGGCCACGTCGTCTTCGACATGGAAGAGGGTGAAGTCGAGATCGACGTGAACGGCCAGAAGATGAAGGTCGGCGGGAACTTCATGCGGATGAAGCTGCCCAGCGGGCGCTACCTGCATTACTACCGCCCCAGTATCCAACCAACCAAGATGCCGTGGAAAGACGATCAGGGGAAAGCTGTCTACCGTGAATCCCTGACATACGAGGGCGTCAACGACAAGAAGCAATGGGCCCGGATGTCGACCCACCCGGGCAAGCTGACAGAGAACGCCGACCAAGCAATCAGCCGCGACCTGCTCGTCCACGGGATGAAGCTGGCCCGCTGGGGGCACGGCCTCGACATCCGCCTGCACGTCCATGACCAAAACCTCGCGCTGGTGAAAGAGGATCAAGCCGAGGAAGCCCTTAAAATTATGAACGCTTGCATGGAGACTCCCCCTGACTGGGCGGTCGGCCTGCCGCTGGGCTCTGCTGGTTTCATCTCGCAAGTATTCAAGAAGGACTAATATGGAAAGCGCCATCGAGAACCCAGTCGTCACCCGGGCGGAACGCGCCGGATACTTCGTGCGCAAGGTGCAGTGGGTCGGACGACGCAGCGCCCCCGACAGGCTGTTCGCCCGGGAGGATCGCGGCGAGGTCTGGATCGAGTTCAAAGACACTGGCGAGGTCCCGACCCGGCTGCAACTGAACGAGCATAAGCGCATGCGAGAGGCCGGGATGGAGGTCCATGTCTGCGACAACATCACCGACGCCCTGCGCATCCTGTGGCTGACCAATGAGTAAGATCGTCCTCCCCAAGCACCTCAACGATCTCGAAGCCGAGGAACTGATCTGGGGGCCGCCAGACAGGATGCTGAAGGCCAGCGACATGCGCGGATACCAGAAGTGGATGTCCGACCTGATCGTGGAGAAGGACGGAGTCTACCTCGGTGCCGACATGGGGCTGGGCAAGACCGGGGCCGTCCTCCATGCGCTAGTGCGGCTCCTGAAGGCTGGCACGGTCAAGCACGGCCTGATTATCGCCCCGCTCTATGTGGCCGAGGAAACGTGGACGGAAGAGATTGCCAAGTGGGCCTTTGCCCGGGGCCTGCGCTATCGCGTCATCACCGGGACGGAGCCAGAGCGGATCGCCGCGCTGAAGCTGGGGCCGGGCGACCTGACCATCGTCAATAGAGAGAACCTGCGCTGGCTGCTGCGCAAGCTGGGGCTAAAGCGGTGGTGCTTCGACTTCATCGCCTACGACGAAGCCAGCCGACTCAAGCGAGGCATGACCCGGACCCGTCCGACCAAGCGGAAGGACGGGACCGAGAGCAAGCCTCGCGTGTCCGAACTGGGCGTCCTAGATGCCGTCCGGTTCAAGACCAAGCGGCTCGTCGAACTGTCCGGGACGCCAGCCCCCAACGGGCTGATTGACCTCTACGGCCCGATCTACGCCATCGACCAAGGCAAGCGACTAGGTTCGAGCATGACGGCTTACAAACGGCGCTGGTTTATCGAAGACAAATACACGGGAAAGGTCGAGCCCCGGGAGGGCGCTCTGGAAGACATCACCCGGGCACTGGAGGACGTCTTCTTCAGCCTGCGATCCGAGGACTATCTGGAACTGCCCCCGCTGATCGAGATCGACCACGCGGTCAACTTATCCCCGAAGGAGAAGGCGCAGTATAAGGAGTTGGAACGGGAGAGCGCCTTGGAGGTTCAGGGCCGCTGGGGCGACCCCGAGATGATCGAGGCCGTCAACGGAGGCGTCCTCGTCGGGAAGCTGCTCCAGTTCGCCAATGGCTCGCTCTACGGGGAGGACGGCACAGACCACCCGGTCCACTCCCGCAAGCTGGACGTTTTGGAATCCATCTACGAAGAGTCCGGAGGCAAGCCACTGCTAGTTGCCTATTCTTTCAAATTCGATAAAGATGCTATACTAAAGAGGTTCCCGTTCGCGAGAGTGTTCGGCGATGGGCCTAACGACAAACGGAATTGGAACGCAGGTCGTTACCCCATCATGCTGATGCACCCGGCCTCCGCTGGGCACGGCCTGAACTTTCAGGCGGGCTCGAACATCGCGGTGTGGTATGGGCTGACATGGTCGCTCGAACTGTATTTGCAGTTCATCAAGCGGCTCTGGCGCTCGGGACAAAAAGAAGACCGGGTCTTCCTCCATCGCATCTTAGCGAACGGGACGGCGGACTGGGATGTGCTGCGGACCCTCGGAACGAAGGGGGCGACGCAGGATGCGATTACTGAGACCGTGAGGGTCAGATTGGAGCGGATGATATGACGAAGGTGGCGAGAGAATTAGGGCCGGGCGACCGACTGGCAGCACACATCACCGCCCAGCGCGAGGCGACATCACCCCTGTCGATGAACGGTCTGGCGGACAGTGCGCTTCAGGGTGTGACGGTCAGTTTTTTGGCGCAAGTCTTCCGGATTGACAATGCCGCCGTTAAGCGGAAGTTGGTCAACTGCCCCATCCTCGAAAGCCGACGCCGGGGGGCCACGCAGGTCCAGCACCTTTACGATCTGGCGACGGCCTGCAAGTTCCTCGTCGAGACCGATCTGGATGTTAAGACCCTGATCGGACGGCTGAAGCGCGAAGACTTACCCCCAGCTATATCCACAGCCTACTGGGACGCCCTGCTGAAGAAGCAGAAATACGAAGAGAACGCAGGAGACCTTTGGCGGACCGAGAAGGTCTGGGAAGTGCTGTCCGGGACGTTCCAGACTTTGAAGTTCACGATGCAACTCTGGCCGGAGACAATCGAGCGCCAGACCGGGCTGACGGACGAGCAGAGAGAACTGATGCAGGGCATGATCGACGGGATGCAGCAGGAACTGTTCGACTCTATGGTGCAAAGAGCCAAGGAGAACCGGACAGGTTCACAAATGGAAGAGATTCCCGAGAACATGCGGATACCTCTGCTGGCGGACGAGGTCGAAGACGCTGGTGACGACGATGACGATGACGAGTTTGGGGGCCTGATATGAGTATGACGTTCAGTTCCTTGGAGGCTATGATCGCGGACGCCGCCGAAGCGGTCCGCCCAGCTAAGCGGATGACGGTAGCCGAGGCAGCCGAAGAATATCGCTACATCAACAACCCCGGTGCCTATGTCGGCCCGTGGAGGAACGCGACTACGCCGTATCTCGTCGACCCGATGAACACCCTCACCAGTTGGAAGTTCACCGGGATGGTGTTCGTCGGCCCGGCCCAGTGTGGCAAGACCGACATGTTCCCCAACTGGATTGGGTATTCAGCCATTTGCGATCCGGCGGATATGATGCTGGTTCAGACCAGCCAGACCACGGCCCGGGACTTCTCGATGCGCCGGATCGACCGCCTTCACAGGCATAGCCCAAAGATCGGGGAGCGCCTGATGAACACCAAGCAGGCCGACAACACCTACGACAAAACCTACCGATCCGGGATGCTTCTGTCGCTCTCGTGGCCGACGATCAACGAACTCTCAGGTAAGCCGATTCCGCGACTGTGGCTGACGGACTACGACCGGATGCAGCAAGACGTCGACGGAGAGGGTTCGCCTTTCTTCCTGTCTCGGAAGCGGGCGACCACGTTCCGCTCGAACGGCATGTGCGCGGCGGAGAGTAGCCCCGGCTTTACGGTCGACAACCCGAAATGGGTGCGCGGCTCCAAGCACGAGGCCCCACCAACCCAAGGCATCCTTGGTCTTTACAATCAGGGCGACAGGCGTCGCTGGTATTGGCAGTGCATCGACTGTCGCGAGTGGTTCGAGCCCTCTTTCGATCTACTACGCTGGGACGAGAGCGACGACATCATGGAGTCGGCGGAGAGTTGCTATCTGGAGTGTCCGCACTGCGCCGGGCAATATCACCACGATCCTCACAAGGGCCGCCCGGGAAAACACATACTGAACCATACAGGCAAGTGGGTTCCCGACTTCTGCCAGATTGACAAGGAGGGGAACATCACAGGGTCGCCGCCTCGGTCGTCCATCGCCAGCTTCTGGTTGAAGGGTGTGGCTGCTGCGTTCTCCGACTGGAAAACACTGGTGTTCAACTATCTGTCGGCCTCGCGGGAATATGACCGGACGATGAACGAGGAGTCACTGAAAGCCACGGTCAACACCGATCAGGGCGAAGCCTACATCCCCAAGAACCTATCTTCCGACCGGGTGCCTGAAGCACTAAAGGCTCGATCCAAGGAGCGCGGTCACAAGGTCGTCCCGACCAACGTCCGCTTTATGGTCGCCACAGTTGACATCCAGAAGCACCGCTTCGTGGTGCAGGTCCACGGGATCACGCGGACCCGCGACATCGTGGTGATCGACCGTTTCGACATTCAGAAGTCACGGCGCGAAGACAAGGTCGCGGGCGGGTGGTCATGGGTGAACCCCGGGGCTTATGCCGAGGACTGGAAGCTGCTGGTCGACGAGGTCATACTGAAGACCTACGAACTAGGCGACGGGTCGGGCCGGAAGATGGCGATCAAGAACACCTACTGCGACTCTGGTGGTAAAGCAGGCGTGACCGCCAACGCATACAACTTCTACCGCTGGCTCCGCTGGGGTGACAGCGACGAGGACAAGCAGGACGGCGACGAGACTGAAGAGGGAACATACGAGTGGACCCCGGGCCTCGCCGGGCGGTTCACGCTTATCAAGGGTGCATCGACAAAGGAACACCCCCGGGTCAAACTCAGCTTCCCCGACAGTCAACGGAAAGACCGGAACGCAGGGGCCCGGGGCGAAATTCCCGTGCTGTTCATCAACACTAACTCGATCAAAGACATGCTCGACAACATGCTGAACCGCACGGACCCCGGCGGGCAGATCGAGTTCCCAAACTGGCTTGACGACAACTTCTTCATCGAATTGACCGTCGAGATCAAAGACAAAGTGAAGAATATCTGGACGAACCCGAACAACTTCAGGAACGAAAGCTGGGACCTTTTGGTCTATTGTATTGCAGGAACATTGACACATGACATCGGATTGGAGCATCTTGATTTTGGAGACCCCCCGGGCTGGGCGGAGCAGTGGGATATGAACGACCTTGTATTTGATCCCAAAATCGCCGATAAACCATTTGAAGGCGATGACAAGAAGAGGTCACTATCCGACCTTGCCCAGAACCTAGCGTGAGGCCCGCATGGCAACGACGACCCTGACACCAGAAGAAACTATAGCCTACACCGCCCGCTTGGCGGAGGCAGAGGCGGCTTTACACAAGCTGTTGATCGGGGGCCACGCCCGCGTTATCGTCGACAGTAACGGTGAACGTGTCGAATTTACCGCAGGAAACGCAGATAAACTTCGGGCTTATATCGCCGAGTTGAAACTGGCCTTGGGCAAGAGAACTGTCTGCGGCCCCATGCGTCCGTGGATGGTGTGATATGACCCAAATGCCCCGAATCGTAACGCCCGAGCAGATGGACCTCTCCGACTCCATCGCCGAGTTGATCGGCCCTCAGTATCGGGAGATGGCCTTCACTGGGGCCTATGACGGGGCTGCGGTCTTCGAGAAGAACCTCTCGACATGGTCGCCACCCCTCCAATCAGCCGACAGAGACATGATCCCCGAGAAGCGGACGCTCGACGCCCGCGCCCGGGACGTCGCACGGAACGATGCTTACATCGCAGGCGGCGGGACGCTCCACAAAGACTCCATCGTGGGTCACATGTATATGCTGAACGCCAAGCCTCAGATCGAGATACTAGGCTGGTCTGAGGACCGTGCGGAGGCTTTCCAGAAGGAAGTCGAAGCCAAATTCCAGACGTGGGCCGACAGCCCGCACAAGTGGGTCGACGCCTCGCGGCAGAACGACCTGACCGATATGATCCGACTGGCCGTGGGTGTCTACACCTTCGGCGGTGAGGTTCTGGCGACAGCCGAGTGGCTGAGTCGGAACCGCCGGGAGTATGCGACCGCGATCCAGATGGTCGACACTGACCGCCTTCAGACCCCGTGGGAATACGCCAACGACCCAACAGTCAAGGGCGGCATCAAGCACGACGCTTATGGTGCGCCCGTCACAGCCTTCATCCGGACCCGCCACCCGGCGGACTTCGGCATGAACATGCGCGTCCCACTAAACGACTTCAAAGCCGTTGGCTACTGGAAGCCGTGGGGCCGCAAGCAAGTCATCCACATCCGCGAGCAACAACGTGTCGACCAGACCCGTGCCGTGGCTGACATCGTCGCAGGTCTCCGGGAGATCGCGATCACCCGGAAGTTCCGGGACGTGACCCTACAGAACGCGGTGGTCAACGCTACTTACGCCGCCAGCATCGAGAGCGAACTTCCGAGCGAGGTCGTCTACCAGCAGATGGGCGGCGGCAACATCGGCGACTCTGTCACAGACTACGCCTCGGCTTACCTCGGCGCGATCAATGACTACGTCGGCAGTTCCAAGAACATGCGTATCGACGGCGTCAAGGTGCCCCACCTGTTCCCGGGCACGAAGCTGAACATGCACCCTGCGGGAACTCCCGGCGGGGTCGGTCAGGGCTTCGAGCAGTCCTTGCTGCGATATATCGCAGCGTCCCTGAACGTCAGCTACGAAGAACTGAGCAGGGACTTTTCCAATACGAACTACAGTTCCGCCCGGGCTGCGATGATGCAGACGTGGCGGTTCATGCAGTCGCGCAAGAAGATCGTCGCGGACGGGCTGGCGAACACCGTCTACCGCTTGTGGATTGAAGAGGCGATCAACAACGACCGTCTCGAAACCTTCCGGGCATCAGAGTCCGAGGTGCTATACACCAACGGCCACCAGAACATGGCGTTTGACGCCCTGACCCGTGCCGACTGGATCGGTGCGTCACGCGGCCAGATCGACGAATTGAAGGAGACACAGGCTGCCGTTCTGCGGATAAAATACGGGCTGTCGACTCACGAAGACGAATTGGCTAAACTAGGGAAAGACTGGCGGAAGATTTTCGTCCAGAAAGAACGTGAGCAGAAAGAGATGGAGGCCCGTGGGATCGTTTTGTTGGAAGACAACAGCGTGAACGCCGCGTCCGGATCACCACGCGAAGACGAGACAGGAGGCGAGAAAAGTGCCGACGAAAAAGACGCAAAATAGTCTGATCTCCGGGATCACGGATCAGCCACTCCTGTTGGCCCAAGGGTCCGAGACCATGTTCTCGGCCTACCTTCAGGAACTGGCAACCGACGGCGAGTTCATGGAGTGCTACGAGGCGTCTCGCACGACCATGCAGGAAGGCGGCGACTTCTGGGACGACAGCGACCCACGGGTCGCAGCGTTCCGCCCTTACAACGTCGCTAACGGCGTCCTGCAAATCCCGGTCTCAGGCGTCCTGCTCCACCGCTTCAGCTTCCAGTTTGGACGCCGGGCGACGGGCTACACATACATCGAGAAAGCATACGAGCGCGGCATGGCGGACCCCGAGGTCAAGGCCATCGCTCTCGTGATCGACAGCCCCGGCGGCGAGGTCGCGGGGAACTTTGAATTGGTCGAGATGATGGCCTCTCGGCGCGGCGAGAAGCCCGTCCGGTCCTTTGCTTCAGACCACGCCTACTCGGCGGGTTACTCCATCGCCACCGTTGGCTCCCAGATCATTATGACGCGCTCCGGCGGCGTCGGCTCCGTGGGTGTCGTCGTGGCCCATGCTGAGATGTCCGAGATGCTGAGTGAGATGGGCATGAAGATTACATTCATCTATGCGGGCAAGCATAAGGTCGAGGGTAATCAATATGAAAAGTTGTCGGATGGCGCAAAAGCGCGTATCCAGACCAAAGTCGACCGTATCTACGGCGAGTTCACAGCCCTCGTGGCAGCGAACCGTGGAATGGACGAGTCAGCAGTTCGGGGAACCGAGGCTCTGACATACGACAGTTCCGAGGCGCTTGAGGTCGGCTTTGCTGATCGCGTCGGAACCTTTGAAAACGAAATGGCTGTCTTCTCTGAAGAGGCCGATGCACAGGAGAGTGAGTTCATGGCTACGCCTAAAACCCCCATCGCTCCGGCTGCCACTCAGGACGGCCAGAGCGCGATCACGCAAGAGCAAATGGATGCAGCGGTCTCGACCGCGTCGTCCGAAGGTGCGACTGCGGAGAAGACCCGGATCAACGCGATCCTCGACAGCGACGAAGGTAAGGCCCGCCCCAAGGCTGCTCTATCTGCCGCGCTGAAGACTTCCATGTCCTCGGAAGAAGCCATCGGCTTCCTCGGCGGTCTACAGGAAGAGAAAGCCGCCGAAGCGCCCGCTGCTGCGCCTGCCGCTGATGCACCCGCCCCGGCTCCCGCTGCCACCAACACAGGCTTCAATGCCGCGATGGCAAAAAGCGACAACCCGAACGTGGGCGCACAGCCGGAAGGCACTCCCACCGCCGATCAAAACGAGAAGCCGACGAGCGCCACTATGCTTGACGCCTTGTCGATGTCCATCGGCAAACCCCGCAAGCAGGCGACCCACTAAGGGCGTCCGTATAACCGAAACCCAGTCATAGGAGAATTATCATGGCTGTAGACTCCACCATCGGCCCGGGCGAACCGGGCGTAGCCAGCTTCGCAACCGAGACTTTCGGCGGCCCTGCTGAACCCCGTTTTGGCGACGGCCCGGCCACTACGACCGAGATCACAGTCACAGCGTCTGGCTCTGACCTCGACCTCGGCCTCTATTCGGTTCTGAGTTCTGTTGGCCTGCTGGCCGATTGGAACGTCACCCGCGACGCGGGCTCCGCGAACTACATCCTCGCCGAGCCGATCTTCATCGCGGACGGCGACTCGATGACCTTTGCGGTTTACCGCTCCGGCCACTGGAACATGGACGCCCTCGTCTGGGATGTGTCCTACGATACAGACTCCAAGAAAGCAGCAGCCTTCGAGGGCTCTGTCTCACCGACGATCTTCGTCAGCAAACCCGCTCATAACGCGAACGCGATCTACTAAGATCGCAGCGCGAGAGGCAGAACCTAGAAAGGAACCTCAAAGATGGCTATCGGAGCAACACTCTACGACACGTCCACGCTACTTGGCGTGATCCGTGATCGTGATATGATGGAACCCCCATCGAACTACTGGCTGTCCATGTTTGGCAGCGAAGTCCAGTTTGAAGACGAGTTCGTGGACTTTGGCCGTATCCAAGAAAACCGGAAGATCGCCCCGCTGGTCGTCCCGACCGCGCAAGGTGTGCCGATCTACTCGGCAGCCGAGCAGGTCAACCGGGTCAAGCCAGCCTACGTCAAGCCGAAGGACCCAGTGACGGCGACTCGCGTCATCCGCCGGGTTGCAGGATACGGCGAACTGGCACCCGATTCACAGTCGATGTCGCCTCAGATGCGCTACATGGCAATCGTTGCGGACATCCTTCGTCAGCATCGTCGCGCCATCGAGCGTCGCTGGGAATGGCTGGCCTCGGAAGCGATCCAAGGCGGTGCGGTCACGCTCGAAGGCGAGCGCTACCCTAAGACAGTTGTCGACTTCCAGCGCGATGCGGGTCACACCGTTACGCTGACCCCGACGAACTATTGGGGCGACTCAGGCGTGTCCATCATCAGCCTGTTGGAAGACTGGAAGAAGGCCATGCGCCGTTCCAAGCACGGCGGCGTCCCGAACCGTATCACGGTCGGCACGGACGTCTGGGACATCATGCGGGCCGACACCGAACTGCGCGAACTCCTAAATGCGGACTACAAGTCTCAGGCCAACGGCATGAACTTGAACCTCGGCGTGATGGAAGGTCTGGACGTCGAATACGTCGGCAAGATCAGCGGCACGATGGAAGTCTACGTCTACTCGGACTACTACGAGTTGGCTGACGGCACCGTCACCGAGTTCATGTCGCCGCAGGACATCGTGCTGACCTCGCCCGCGATGAACGGGGTTCGCTGCTTCGGTGCGATCCAAGACATCGACGCGCAGTTCCAGCCGCTCTCGATGTTCCCGAAGATGTGGAACGAGCAGGACCCCTCGGTCACGTTCGTTATGACACAGTCTGCGCCCCTGATGGTGCCGATGTCGCCTAACGCCACGCTCAAGGCCACTGTCGTCGCTGCTCCATAAGGCCCAGCGATGCGAACCGGGGGAGGTCCAACTCCCTCCTCCCCCGGTTCACCTCAACCCCTAAACTCACAGAAGGAATCTCCTGATGGGAAAAGTTAAATACACGGCGGTCCACCGCATTATGACCAAGGCCAAGCCGCTGACCTACATCGAACCCGAAACTGGGTTTATGATGGAAGAGAAGGACGGCGATAAGCTGGTCGCACTGGGCGCGGCCACCAAAAGTGGCAACGCCGCAGTGGCTGAAGTTAAGGCCGCCCCCGCGAAGAAAACAGTGAAAGCTGCACCAGCGCCAGAAGCTGAAGCAGCGCCAGAAGCTGAAGCACTCGCAGACGACGACGATCTGGTTTAGCGGTGGAGCCTTGGCGTTCCATAAAGCGTAACGCTCGCAGGGAAGTGCATGGCGTCATGCAAGTCCCTGCTATTGTTATATCGGGAGCCAACGAATATCCTGTTTCGGTTCGAGTGCATCGTAAACTCGCCATGCCCGGAGACTTGGCTGGGACCAATCTCAGCTACGCAGAAACCTCGGAGGACAACTTCGAGATCATTTTCTGGCGATACCAGATGGTTCCCGTTCGAGGAATGAAAATATCCGTCGAACTTGGCGAAGCATATTATGTGGAATACACCCAGCCCCCCGACGACATAATCGTCAAAGCGATATGCACCAGAGCCTCGGCGGTTGAATCAGCGGGGCTCCCACTCCCGGATGCCGCAGGCTCCTACGAACTAGGTCTACCCCAGACGTGGTATCCGGCAGCGCCGTCAGGGCTCTCCGGGGCTGATGAATTTCTCCCCATACCCGATCTTCTGGCCGAGGATGCCACATATTTTTACATGGGTTGGGAAGGCTCCGGCCCCGACTGGCTAGTCCGCAGGAAGTTGCGGTCGGCGCTCGACTACACCGATGCAGACGCCAGCAACAATTCAGGTTATGCGAACCTTACCGCAGCGTGGGTCGACTACCTGACGCTCACATACTCTTAGGAGAAAGACATGGTTGGCTTAGTTTTCCACTACGAAGACGAAGGAGTGGACGTCTTCTCGGGATGCATCAGGTCTCTTGACCCGTGGAACTACGCCTGCAAAGTTGGCGGAGGCTTCGACAAGGTTCGGGTGGTCAACAAGACCGAGCAGGTCCTGACCCCATTCGACGTGAATATGGATTTTGCCTTTGTCGAAGATTATGACGAACTGAATCTGGATGGGGTCGTAGCACAGTTCACGACCCCTTGGAGCCCCGGGACTCACGTCCCTCTTTCCTCCCTAGATCACGCGCTGGTCGACTGGTATGTCTTTGGCCCAGCCAGCGGGTGGAACGCCCCCGTCAACGGGGTCTACCTACCCCAAGCAGGGACCGGGGCTTGCCACGCCACCCACGTCTTCTCAGCCACGATGTTTGACCGATACGGGAGGTTGAACCCGTGACTATAACCCTCGTCGGCGATGTCGTCTACAATGCGGACGCGGCCACCAACTTCACGGCTGAAAATGGCGGCGCGAACATCTCGGGCGACGATGACTTCGTCCAAGGGACTGGCGCTGTCGGCGACAAGATGTCCAACACCACGGAGGTTCTGGCGTCGAACGCCCTGCTCGGGGGCGCGTCGGGTGTCTACAACTTCGCGGTCGGTGGAGCGGACGAAGGTAAGCACTTCATCGGTTGGATCAACACCAAGACCCCGATTGATGCAACCTCCGGAATCCAGACCTACTTTAAGAACGCAGCGGGGCATCTTGGCTACTGGAACAACATGCCGACCTACTTCTACAAGGGTGGGTTCACGACGCGGGTCATCAACCCGGCGCGGGCTTTCGATGGCGTGACGACATGGACTGTAGGAGGCAACCCGGCTCAACTCGACGACGTCTCGATCATGGGCTTCAGGTTCACCACAGTTACGTCGATCATGGGCTCGTTCAACAACCTCCAAGTAGACAGGGCCACGGTTGGCTTCGGGCTTCGGGCTGATGCCGGGACATCTGGCACCCCGAACACGTTCGACTCCTTCAAGGTCGACGATCAGGACACGAACTTCTACGGCTGGTGGTCCGGGGTCGGGAAGTCCTACGGTGCCAAGGGCCGGGCTTACATAGGCCCCGAGTCTGGCGACGTTGCATCGTGGTTCGTGGACAGCGCCTTCTCTGTGGTTTTCCAAGACGAGTTCGTCTCGGCTACCTTCTACGACATCAGGATGCGCGGTGGAAACACCACGGTTACTTGGTCCCTCGCCAGCATCGCGGCAGCGGTCCCGGGGAACTCCCGCTGGTCGCTGACGGTCGACAGTGGGCTGGGAGCCACGACGGGGGGCTTCACGGACAACAGCGGCGTCTGGTCAGGATCGAACATCATCTCCTTGAACAGCAAGACAACGCTTCTTGGAACGACGCTAATCAACGGCAACAGTTTGGTGCAAGGGGGAGCCACGCTCACCGGAATAGTCGTTGCTAGTGCCAATACAGCGGCAGGGGTCGGCTATGTCACGAGCGCAAATCCAACCCTTATCACTGATAGCAGATTCACATACTCGGCAGGCCACGCAATCGTCCTGACGACCCCCGGAACCTATACCTTCTCGGGAAACAAGTTTACCAATTATCTCGGAACCCCGGGCTCCAATGGAACCGCTTCTTCAGGCTCCACGGGCGCTGCGATCTATAACAACTCGGGTGGCCTCGTCACCTTGAACATCTCCGGCGGAGGCGATGTGCCGTCGATCCGGCACGGGGCAGGCGCGACAACGGTCGTCAACGCAACGGTAAACCTGACTCTCTCCGCAAATGTATCCCTTGTCGGAGCCGAAGTCCGAATCTATGATGACGATAATTCTCCTGCTGGAAGCTATGGAACGGAACTGGCTGGCACGGAGAGTAACGCAGGAAGCACTTTTGTATATTCGGGGAGTTCCGGAAACGATATAGTGGTTCAAGTGATGAAAGACGGATTTGAAGAGTTTGTGCAAGCAGTGACCATGCCTGCGTCGGCGCAGACGCTAAACATGACACTGAAGGCAGACACAAACACCTAAGGAGCAGACCTAATGGCACTTATTGACCACACCAACTACACCACCACTTTAAAGCAATCCACCCAGAGTCGAGGCGGGACGCCAGACGGCAACGTCTACTTCGACGTTGCCAACAACGTTCTCGAACTGATTGGGGTCGATGAACTGCCGACGGTTGACTTTGGCGGTGGTGCGGTCACGAACCCTCTGAATAATGCGGACGGGATCACACTCCGGGGCCTCTACAACTTCGAGAACCAAGAGCGGCGAACCGACGAGACGCTCCGCAAGTATGAACGCGGCAGCAAGGGTAACTACCGATTCGCGGGTGCGTTTGCCTTCATCAATGGCGTCAAGCTGGACGGGACGGACCGTGAAAAGGTTCGAGGCTCGGGCTGGATTGAATACGCGAACACGGGCGACGGCGCGACTGACGTCGACCGGATTTACCCCGGCGTCCTGTCGCTGGTCGCCATCCAAGCCACCACCACGTCCTACTGGGCTCTGGTGACGGCCACAGACGAGGCCACCCTTCAGGCCGCGACGTGGACCGACTTCGTGCGCCTTGGCAACATCAATGAGGCGGTCCAAGCCTACGGCGATACCAGCTATGGCGACGCAGGGGCTGGCGACTTCGACTACACCACTCGAAACCTCGTCGTTCGTGTCCGGTCTTGGGGCTACAACCCCGGCGAGACGACTTCGGTTGCAACCGGGATCACCGAGTTCTCCGGCTTCTCCGCTGGTTATGGTGTCGGCGAGAGCCTAAACCCGGCCAACATCTACGCGCTGGCGGATGTCTTCGGGGGTTCGCAGATCGCGCCGTGGACAGGGATGACACTCGAAAAGTTGGTTACACCCCAGACGGAGACGGGCTTTAACGAAGCGGATGGTGACTTCACTTGGGTCCTGAATAACACAGGAAACGGGTCCGTCGCGCAATGTGCTGCGTATCTGGATGCTCTCGCGCTGCAAGACAGCGACGTCGATGCAGGAGTCGGGAACTACAACGGCAAGTATGGCCGTGTCTGGTATGCGAGAAACGCTGCGGGTAAGGTGGTCACGTCATCCGTTGGTGGCGAGGGCCTGTTCATTGAAGGTCTCTCCATTGCGGAAAAACAGAACGTCATAATGACGGACGACGCAGCAACGACCAAGACCTACCCCTTCTTCCCCGACGTTCAGATCACCGTGGGCGCTGCGGCTCTCGCGGACCCTCTAGCTTGGTATCACGTCTACTATCTCGATGGTGCTGCGGCTGCGGACTTCGACACGGATGGCGCGGTCACGGTGGAGGACAGTTCGGTGGTAGCGGTCAAGGGCAACGTGCAGGCCGATCAGGTCGGAGGGAAAATCAGCTTCCCTTATGCCTACGACACAAACACGCAGGCTGGCCTGACGGCTAATACGGACAAGGACATCATCGTGATCGTCGAGGGCGATGGTGGGGCCGCACAGGCGATCACAGCGGCCACGATCACGCGGTCGACGATTGTCCCTATCACTTGTGCCCCTCCTACGGACCTGAATGCGTAAGAAAGGGAGGAACGTGCCGTGCCTCTGGTGGAGTCTGTCGACTATCTGACAAAGCGGATTTACTTGTCCATCGACACGGTGGACATCTCTTTGGATATGTTGGACGTTTACCGGGAGGTTCGGGTTCTCCGCCGATCCACCGACGATCATCAAAAGTTTCGACCGATGATTGTCGGTGGTGGCAACATCGAGAAGATCGCGGGCCAGACATATACCCAACCATACGTCCAACTCCTTAATGGATGCAGGGTTGTCCCATACAGGTCCGCAAGCCACGTCCTTACTCTCACTCGGGAAACCTTCACAGACGACGGCTTCGCTTCGGCGGGGAACTTCGATCTGATCGCCCTCGATCCGGGAGTGGTCGTGACGCTTATTTTCACGGTCGACAAAGTAGAAGTGGTCGTAGCTGGGGGAGGGTTTACTCCGCAAGACCGTCTCGACATACTATCGGCGCGGGACCACGCTCGCGCTTCTAACCTCCAAACGCAGAGGATTAGGGATGTCTGATTTTGCAGTTTTCGCCGAGGGGCTATCGGAACTTCAGGACTTCAAAAACCTGAAGCAAGACATTCGCTTTGCCGCGACCAAGGCCATCAACAAGATCGCCCGCGACAAGCGGTCCAGAGCGGCCCGCATCATCCGCAATCAGGTGAACTTCCCGGCCAGCTATGTCAGCCCCGGCCAGAAGCGCCTGCACGTCTCCAAGCAGGCCACACGCGGCGATCTGGAAGCCCGGATCACAGCCCGTGGCCGTGCGACATCTCTGGCTCGCTTTGTGCAGAGCCCGGGCAAGGTGGGCAAGCCGGGCCTCTACGTCTCGGTCGCCCCGGGTAAGAGCCGCTACATGAAGCGGGCCTTCCTGATTAAGCTGCCGCAGGGCTCTGCCCAGACGGACACAGTCTACAACCTTGGACTGGCAATCCGCCTCCGCAAAGGCGAGACCCTGAAGAACAAAGTCACCGCCCGCAAAGTCTCTTCTGGCCTTTATCTGCTCTACGGACCGTCCGTCGATCAGGTTTTCCGTGCTAACGACGGCACAGGAGTTGCCAACTCGATGGTTCCCGAGATAGAAAGGGACCTAAGTGCAGAATTTTTGAGGTTGTTGAACGTCTGATGGCTCTTTCGAACCCCCTCCGGCTTGAGATTCACAAGCGGCTGACTGCGGTCCTAGAAGAGATCACAGTAGCAAACGGCTACGCCGTGGACCTTGAGGGTAAGGTGTTTCGGGGCAGAGCGATCTACGGGGAGAGCGACCCCCTTCCGATGGTGTCGATCTTGGAAGTTCCAATCCCCATCGACCAACGGCCAGCGCCGGGCGACTCGACCTATGGCAGTGGTGGATGGGAACTTATGGTTCAAGGCTTCGCAGCGGACGACCGGGACAACCCCACGGACCCTGCGCACATCATGCTTGCCGACGTGAAAAAGCGGCTTGCTACCGAGCGGAAGAAACTAAGCTGGGGGCCAACCCAAGGCTCGACAGCCGGGATACTTGGTCTAGGAAGGACCATCACCAACTTCGCAATCGGCCCGGGCGTTGTTCGGCCACCAGACGAAATCTCCGCGAAGGCTTACTTTTGGCTCACGATAGAGTTAGAATTGGCCGAAGACCTCGAAGACCCCTATCAAGTAGAGTCATAAGGAAAGGAACCTTCAAATGGCACCTAGCACCCACTCCAACAACTATACCCTCGGACGAGGCGAAATTTGGTTCGCTCGTTTCTCGACGGGAACCACCCCCGGCGGCTTTCGCTACATCGGCAACACGCCCGAGGTATCGCTGACCATCGAATCCGAAACACTCGATCACTACAACTCCGACGCAGGCATCCGTGAAAAGGATGACAGCGTTGCACTTGAGGTGAACCGGACCGGGTCACTGACCACGGATAACATTGACCCTGAAAACGTTGCGCTGTTCTTCTTCGGCACCGCGTCGGTAGAGACCACTTCAGGCTCGTTGGCTAACGTCGCCGCGACGTTGGTGGGCATCGAGTTGAACCGTGCTTACATGATCGACGCGACGGTCAACAACCCGACTGGCGTCTTCGGTCTGGACAGTGGTGGCACCAACACGGTCGAGATTGACGGTGGCGCGACACTTGTCCTCGGCACCGACTATGAGTTGGACTATGACAACGGTATGATTACTCTCCTGTCTGGCGGGTCTCTCGCAGGCGGCGAAGACATCGTTGTCACCTACGATCTGGCGGCCAACACTCGGACCCGCGTGATCTCAGGCTCCGAGCCCGTCGAAGGCGCGATGATCTATCGCACGGTGAACCCGAAGGGCGCAGACACGACCTTCTACTTCCCTTATGTGAAGGTATCCCCGAACGGCGACTACGCCCTGAAAGGCGACGAGTGGCAGCAAATCCCGATGTCGCTCGAAGTGCTGAAGCTGACCAACGTCGAAGCGATTTACCGCGACGGCGATCCAGTCTACAGCTAAGACCACGACGGCCCGGGGCTAACCCCGGGCCGGATTCCATCTCTCTCTCTCTCCAAGGACAGCATAATGGCTATTAAAAACCTCACGATCCCGGAGCGCACGATCAAGGTCGGCGATGTCGGTGAAATCTCCGTCCGAGGCATCAGCCTCTCGGACCTTATGACCATCGTCAACGTCTACGGCCCGGAGTGCGCTATGGCTTTCGGCAAGGTCCAGAAGATGGACTCTCTGGAAGTGACGGACATCAGAGCCTTGCTAGGCTCAGTAGCGACCGAGTTCCCCGACATGGTCGCGGCAGCGATGGCTCTGGCCGCAGAGAACTACGACCCGGATACTATCGCCATCCTAAAGCGCATCCCGTTCCATAAGCAGATTGAAGTCGTCGAAGCGATCTTCGGCCTCACGTTCTCTCAGGAGGGCGAGATAAAAAAGCTGATAGGGTCCCTGACGACAATGATGGCGGAGGTATCTGGGGCTCTGACGGACATACAATTACCTTCGCCGACTGGTATTGGGGCATCCGCCGTTCAGTAAATCTGTGCATCTCCCACGGGCACTCCGGAGCCTACCACTACCCCATCGGCTTCCTAATGGACGAAACGAACTTCATCCAAGAGCGTGAAAGCACCCGGATGATAACAGAAGCCGAACTGATCCGGCAGGCCGTCGCGGGCCTGATGGTTAAAGAATCGCGTAAACAGTTTTCAAAACTGGTTAAATCGCTTAATGTCGAAAACAAGCCGTCGACCAACTACTTCGGGGAGCCCCCGGCACTGACACCAGAGCAGCGGAAAGGTCCGCAGAAGAAGAAGTCGTTGGCGGATGCAGTCATGCCGAAGGGGGTTCCACAAGCACCCCCCGAAGCAATGTAGAGAGGCGAACTGAATGGCCCGTCGTGATGTCGATCTTGTAATCAAGGCCAAAGATCAGGCCGCGTCCGTTGTGGACTCCATTACGAAGGCTTTGAACACTTTCGTCGAAGCCCAGAAGAACCTCGATAGCCGAGCCGACAAGACCCAGACTACCCTCACCCAGCTTGGTGGGGCCATTGGCAAGCTGGACGCGGCTCTGAAGGGCCTCACCGCCGGACAGAAGCTGGCGTCCGAACTAGGCAAGTCGAACGAGGCACTGGCTCGCCTCGAACAGTCGTTCAGCGGAGCCTCCAATGAGTCCGCCCGTCTCGACAAGCAGTTGAAGCAGTCCAAGGCAACGCTGGAGACCTACACAGGGAAGCTGGAACGAAACCTCTCTGTGCAGGAGCGGCAGAAGGCTGTAGTCGCCAAGGCCAAGGTCGACCAGAAGGAACTGACACGCGCCTACGAGCAGGCAGCCTCCGCGCAGGAGAAGCTGCAACGTCGGCAACAGCAACTTCCCGCACTGATCGCCAAGGCAGGAACTGCCGCGTCCAAGGCCGCGACGAACTTTGACAACCTGTCGGCGGAGATCGCTGGCACCAGCAGCCCTACCAAGGCGCTGATCGACCGCTTCCAGAACGCAGAGCGCCGGATGGCAGAGACGGGAACCCGACTTACCAAGCTGCGGACTGAGTTCGGGAGCATAGGATCGAACCTGAACGCCGCCGGGTCTGCGATGACCCTGTTCGGGGCGCAGGCGTCCAAGGCTGGGCAGAACCTCTCTAAGCAAGAGAGCATCCTGAAGTCGATGTCGCAAAGCTACGAGCGGATCAAAGCCGCGACCGCTGCTGTGTCCCAGCGCCAGTCGCGGCTGTCGTCCGATCTGAACCGATCTACGGGGTCGATGAACCGCCTTGAAGGTGAGTTGGAACAGACCCGCTCTGGTCTCGACCGCCTGTCTGCGTCCTCGGCCAAAGCGACGGGAGAACTTCAGCAACTGACCAAGCGGGGCTTCCTCGCACTGGTGTCCGCAAGCCGCGACCAAAAGCGGGTGATGCTGGAAACCAGCCAAGCATACGATCAGGCACGGGCCAAAGCGACTGCGCTTGGTAAGGCGCTGGCCCAGACGACCAAGCCCACCAAAGAGATGGTGGCTGAGTTCACACGGGCCGCGTCTGAATCCACGCGGCTGAAAACCCAGCTAGAAGCCCAACGATCCGCGCTTCAGCAGATGGCCCAGACCTTAAAAGGCTCGGAGCGGAACTATGAGGGGCTGCGCACAGCGCAGGCTAGGTTCCTCGCAACCATCGACCAGCAGATCGCAGCCATGCGTCGTGCCGACTCAGCCACGTCCCAGACGTCAGCCTCGGTCCAGCGGTTGGCCTCGGCGACCAGCGCAGCCGCGACAGGATCGCGCCGTCTGGCCTCCGACTCAGATCGTCTGGCAAACGCGAACACACGGGCGGCCACGGCTACGGGCCGCTTCGCTGACGCCTACCGCCAGTTCTACGGTGACACCCGCCGCTCGCTTTCCCTGCTCCAACGTATCCGGGGCGAGGTCCTGTCCCTCGTGGCGGCCTATGGCGGTCTATATGGGGCTATCCGGGTCCTTCAGGGCACAGTGGACGCCACGCAACAGCTAGAAGCCGCGCAGGCCCGTCTAAACGTCGCCTTCGACAGCGACACGAGCCGGGTGGCGCAGGAACTGGACTTTGTTCGTCGCACGTCGGACCGACTGGGCATCAGTCTCGGTGTTCTGGCGACCGAGTATTCCAAGTTCAACATCGCCACCCAGAACACCAGTCTCGAAGGGGCTGCGGCTCGCAAGATTTTCCTCCAAGTTGCAGAGGCTGCGCGTGTAAACAGATCGTCCACAAAAGAACTCTCTGGCGTCTTCGTAGCCCTGACCCAGATCGTGTCGAAAGGCGCGGTCCAGATGGAGGAACTTCGCCAGCAGCTTGGAGATAGGCTGCCCGGCGCGATCAAGATCATGGCGGACGGCCTCGGAGTGGGCACCGCCGAACTGATTAAGATGATGGAACAGGGCGAGATCACCGAAGAGGCCCTGATTGGCTTCGGTGACGAGTTGGAGAAGAGATTCGGTGGCGGGCTGGACGAGGCGCTGGGCGGGGTCACTGTGGCTCTCGGTCGCCTCCAAAACGCAGCCTTCCAAGCAGCCGCCGAGTTTGGTGAGGGTGGGTTCATAGCGGCCCTGACCCGGTTCGCTAACACACTGACCGAGGTCCTGAAGTCCGCAGACTTCGAGGCGTTTGCTCGCAGGGCCTCGTCCGCGCTGGGCGGGCTGGTCGACCTGCTGGGCTTCTTCGCCGAGAACTTCCAAGTCACATTCACCCTGCTGGCGACGTTGCTGGCCTTCAAGGTGTCCCCTGTCGTGGTCGCCCTCGGGGTGGCACTGCGCGGCGTCGGGGCACAGGCTGCTGTGACAGGAGCCAGCTTCACCGTCCTGCAAGCACGGGCCGCTGCGATGGGCGTGACCATCACGCGCACTGGTCTCGCTGTGCGGACGCTGACACGCGGCCTGCGCGTCCTTCTAGGCACCACAGGCATCGGGCTGGCTTTCGTCGCGATCTCCGCAGCTATCGCGCTGTGGTCGACCGAGGCGGACCGGGCGACCGAGGCCCTGAACACCCACAAGAAGATCGTCGACGAGGTCCGCAACGCCTACGAAGCGGCTGGTGGCGAAGCGACGAATTGGGCTGACGTAATCACGACCGTCACGAAGCAGCAGGCGCAGTTCAACCTAACCGCGCTCCGGACCGAGTTGGCGAAAGCCCGCCGTGACGCTATCGAGTTTCCGCTGGCTATCGAGAACATGTTCGAGAAGGTCGTCGGAGGCACTGAAGACTCACGGAAAGCCTTGCGCGATCTCGCCAACGACTTCCGGGACGGAAAACTGACTGTCCAAGCGTATAAAGACCAGTTGGAAGCCCTCGCCGAAGCAGACCCCTCACTCGAACTCGACCTAGTTGTCCAGCTACAAGACAACGCGGATGGGGTGAGAGAACTGGAAACGGCGTTTGACGAGATGTCGCTCGTCATCCGGGGGCTCGGTGAGGATGCGGACGATGCGCAGACCGCACTGGACGCACTGGCTGGCGTCGTCGATGTGAACAACATCGACCAGATGGCCTCGGCCACGGAGAAGCTGGACAAGGCTATGGCCGGGCTGGAAGACAAGCTGCCAAAGGCCAAAGACGACATGGCGGATGTCGCAAGTGCGGCACAGGACATGGCGGATGCTTATAACGAAGCCCTGAAAGCAGCCCGCGCCTTGCCTGAGACGATCCAGCGCGTGGCGGCAGAGCAGGGTCTATTAAACCAATATGCGGAGAAGTTTGGCAGCCTGATGAAAGGGGCGCTCGACTTCGCTCTGGACAACACCCTCGTCGACCGGATCATCGGTGTCGAGAGCGGCGGCGATCCCGGGGCCAAGAACCCGGGTAGCAGCGCGACGGGTCTCGGCCAGTTCATCGAGTCCACATGGTTACGCC